CCTGGCGCTAATTTAAATAAATCAGTTAAAGTTCTATATACCAACCTCAATACATCTCCACGGTATTGAAAGCATATATATTACCCACCAGTTCATAAAAAGTACTACCGCAAACCCAATTGTGGCATAAACACCGTCAACTAACAAGGAAACAGTAATTATGGTTATCTGTATGATAGCAGGATGCGTAGCATCAGTCAGTGTGCAGGCATATGCACACTACAAGTACCGAAATAGACCGGATGAATTTTGTGAATTCACAAATGCAATCTTATCTGTGGAGGGAATTGAGGAAATCTCAACCTATGTTGAAGAAACGAATGGTCAATCGAATTTAAGTACTTTGTCGACACCAATGGACACTTCACCACTAAAGGCAATGTTGGAAAACATTGGGACCGGAACCAAATCACCAAACAGCGACATCATGGATGTTGCACGCAAGATTTGTAACCAGTACCCAACCCTAGGCAACCAGGAGGCGATTGCCGGAAACCAACCAACAAGTCCAAACACTCTAGTAGGCATCAAGACTTCAGATGGCAACATCTCGAACGCCACGTCAGTATATATCCGCGACAAAACTAGAGTGACCAACCACCGTAGAGTAATGTACCGCAAAAGAAACAATTTTACACAAGCACTAGTTGCACACGTGAAATTGTCAATTGATTGGGAAACCCGCGACGCCGCTAATGAGAAAGTGGCGAGGAAAATGATAAAGGATGCTATGGCAGAACATGGCTTAAGCATCACTGATTCAGTCCGTACATTACCAATTGCAATCGAGGCAGTGTTCCTACCGAACGATGCAGAAATCTACGCCAATGAGTGGAGGCACAGTCGTGCCGCCAAGAAACGCATTGCAAGATATTACGCTCCTGAAGACAACGGTAACACAGGCTACATACAATGGTTATGGAGTCAATGCAACGGCAGAACAAGCGATATGCAGGATGGTGGAAGGCTCAACACAATGGATCAACCGTTCAAGACACCATTGTCGTTGAAACCCAACGTTTCGAGATCGAGTGCTGTGGTCAATAGGCCACGTGCGCTTGATTGAGGACGCCTGGTACGCGTTGATGGGGTGTCAGCTAAGAGTTCGCTGACGCATCCGCGCCTCATCACAAAACGCTACCCAGGCGGAGCGAAAACCCGGTCATATGTCCATCTGGAGGGGCTATCACCTGACATGGGTCTGGGAATATTTAATGGTGATATTAATACTCTAGAGTGTGCATTATTGGAAAGAATGTACTATTGCAAAATAGACGGTCAGTTTGTGGAACCACCAACGGTAGCACAAACGACGTACAAACGATTGAACAAGTTCAGGAATAAGGTTATCAGAAATGTTGGCAGTCCATCCGTGTTAACGCTACAAGAAGTAGTGGATACATATACCGGCCGAAAACGCACCATTTATGAAAACGCATTCAATTCGTTATGTATTAAACCAGTTAATAGAGACGATGCCGTTAGTGTGGCATTTGTCAAGGTAGAGAAAGGGAAACCAGGTAAGGCACCTAGATGTATACAACCCAGAAATCCACGCTACAACATTGTGGTAGGGAAATACATCAAGGCAGCAGAACACAGAATATATAAGGCTATTGCCTTGGTTTTCGGGGATGGTCCAACTGTAATGAAGGGATATAACGTGAATCAGATAGGTCGGATAATTGCGGCAAAATGGAGGTCATTTACAGACCCTGTTGCAATTATGATCGACGCAGTCAAGTTTGACATGCACTGTTCACCGCAATCATTACGTTGGGAACATTCCACATACAACAGAATCTTCAGCTCTCCAGAGTTACGTCGCTTGCTAAAGTGGCAAATAAGTAACAAGGGTAGGGGATACTGTGATGATGGAAAATTGAAGTACGAAGTTGAAGGTCGTAGATTTTCGGGTGATATGAACACAGCGCTAGGCAACGTAATGATTATGTGTGGCTTGGTGTGGACATATGCCCAGGAACGTGGTGTCCTGATTAAGCTAGTCAACAATGGAGATGATTGTGTGATTTTCTGTGAGAGAGCAGATTTAGCTAAATTCATGCTAGGATTTGACGCATGGTTTAAAGAGTTTGGGTTCAGAATGACGGTTGAGGAAACTGCATTGGAACTGGAACATATTGAATTTTGTCAAATGCACCCCGTATACACCCCCAATGGATATACCATGGTTAGAAACATCCGCACCGCTTTAGCGAAGGACACAATGACAGTGCTACCCGTCAACAATGAAGGGTCAGCGAGAGCATGGTTCAAAGCAATAGGCCAGTGTGCTTTGAGCTTAACAAGCGGCATTCCCATGATGCAATCTTTCTATCGCATGTATGATAGGCAAACGAGTAAGAGTTCTAATATAAGTAAACATGGTGCTATGCAAACAGGTATGGCAATGTTAGCGCGAAATATGGAACACAAGTATACCGTACCAACAGCAGAAACCCGATATTCTTTTTGGTTGGCATTTGGTTTCACACCGGATGAACAACGGGCATACGAAGGAAAGTTTGACCACTACCTAGTAGATTATGATAGAATTGTGCCGGCTGATTATAATACAGTCACACATTTTGAATTATAATCAACTAACAACAGGAGACCCACTCCAATATAACATAAAATGTCAATACGATATCACGGTAAATATTGTGGACCAGGATGGTCTGCTGGTGAATACCAGCAAAGCGTTAAAAGTGCAGTACCACCAGATGACGAGTTCGATGCAACGTGCAAAGAACATGATGGTGCTTACGCACACCCTGCAAACAGCAAGGCAAGAAGCAAGGCTGATGACAAGTTCTTTAGGGAGAACATTGGTAATGGTCCGAAGAGGACTCTTGCGGCGTTGGCGGTTAAGGCGACGTCCAAGATGATGCGAGCACAGGAAAATAACCCACAAGGTCAAAGATTTCGCAAGGAATCCAAGGCTAAAGGGGCCAAACACCTCCGTGGCGCACAACCATCACCAATCAAGGGTAAAGCAGCAGTAAGTAGGGCAAGGGCGCGTCTTAACCAGCGCCACTTGACAACGCAACAAGGCCAGTTGATTAATTCAATCACTAACAACAAATTAATCAAGGTCACCCAACCAACAACGACACAATACACGATGCCAAGAAACAACAAGTATAAGACAAACAACAAGATAAGCAAAGCCGCCGTGGCGGTTAGCAAGACGGTACGAATGAGTAAACCAAAGTTCAAAAGTACGAATGGAGGCACAATGATTTCTCATAGAGAATTCGTTGCACCAGTCTATTCATCAGTGCTTGGGAACTTCGACACAATAAGTTGCAACCCCGGTTTAGACACAGCCTTTCCATGGCTGTCAGCAATCGCCGGTGGATATGAACGCTACCGATTCCACAAACTGGAATACACATATGTGAGTGCAGCAGCCACGTCAGAAAGAGGACGAGTGGGACTGGCATACCAATACGATCCAACAGCGCCGAGCCCGGTCTCACGATCGGAATTTTTCAACATTGTACCAAATGTTGAGGAAGCTCCCTGGGAAGACATGGTACTCAGAGTGAAACCAATCACCGAATTGCGTTTCATTCGTAATGAGTTGCCATTCTCCGGAACATTGAACACATATGATTGCGGTAAAGCGCAAATATTAACAGCAATGAATGCAGACAACACGACACAATTAGGTGAACTATTTGTTGAGTACACTGTTCAACTGGAAAACCCGCAATTTAATCAATCTGCAGTTTCCGGGAGTATGTCAATTGGTGGCGAA